CTGAACAATCCCTGAGGACTTGTTACATGATGGAAATAGATAATCTTTACTGTCAAGTAATAATAGATAGATGGGAATCTTACACAGGAGAGCAGGCTAAATGTTTAAATTATGAGCCATAAAAGATGTCGCAAAAAGTCACAAAAGCCAAGGATATTGTAATCAATAGACAGAAGAAGGTAGCTGAGTTATTTTTCTTAAGAAACTATACTGTTAAAGAAATTGCTAAAATACTTGGTTGGCAAGATAGAACCATCTGGAGAGATATTGGTAAGATAAGGGAAACAGGATTTAAACAGATTAAGGAATTAGATGTAAGAAATATATTATTTAAAATTATTAATACCAGGAATAAGGTCTTACAAAAACTATGGTCTGCTTATGATAAAACTAAAGATTCAAAGGAACAGGTAATAACCCTGGCAAAGATAGATGATATAGAAAGCAAGAACATCAAAGATTTACAAGAACTAAGTGTTATTCCTAAACCTACTGAAAGGCATGAAGTTGTTGAAAGAAAGGAAGAGCTTATTGCTAAATTTAATTTTATAATCGAACATGGTCACAAACATAAAGATACAAAAGATAAACTTCTTCAAGAGTCTAAGCTACAATCCACTGCCAAAACAGAATGAATTTCATTATGATCTTAATAAGTTTAAAGGATATATAGGTGGGTTAGGTTCTGGCAAGACGCATGCAGGAGTTTATGAAGCACTTTATACAGCATGGACTAATCCAGAGAGTTTAGGATTTATTCTAGCACCAACATATAAAATTCTTAAAGACTCGACTATGAGGGCATTCTTTAAATATTGTCCTAAAAGTCTTATTGAAGATAATAGTAGATCAGATCAAAGTGTTAAATTAATTAATGGTGCAGAGATTTTATTTAGAAATTGTGAAGATGAGAAAGCCATTGATAGATTAAGGAATATTGAAATAGGTTGGTTCTGGATTGATGAAGCAAGAGGTGTGCCTGAATATGCTTGGAGAGTTTTGGTAGGAAGGTTAAGACAAAAAGAATCACCATTAACTGGTTGGATCACAACTACACCTAAGGGTTTTAATTGGATATATAAAAAGTTTGTAGAGAAACCTGGAAAGGATTTCTATTATGTTGCAAGCAGTTCAAAACTTAATACCCATCTTCCTAAAGGATATATTAGTACAATGGAAACAGAATATGCAGGAAGGTTTGCACAGCAAGAGATTGAAGGTAAGTTTGTAGGGTTTGAAGGTATGGTTTATCCTGAGTTCAGCAGATCAGTTCATATTGTTAAAGAAATTCCTAAACAGTTTAAAGATGTTATTGTTGGAATAGATTGGGGTTATACAAATCCAACTGCGATAACAGTTGTAGGTGTAGATTCAGATAAAAGGATGTGGCTTATTGATGAAGTATATGAAAAACAAATGTTAATAGATAACCTTAGGTCTGTTTTAATACAACTTAAAGAGAAATATAAATATACACAAGCTTATGGTGATCCATCAGAGCCGGAGTTTATAGAAGATTTAAACAGATCCGGATTAAGAATTAAGAAAGCTATTAATGATGTTGTCCCAGGAATAAGTGAAGTTAGTGCTAGATTAAATATTCAAGCAGATAAGAAACCTAGATTGTTTGTTAATGAGAAATGCAGGAATACAATAATGGAGTTTGAAAGATATAGATATAAAGATAAGAAAGAAGAGAAACCTGAGGATGAGAAACCTCTTAAAGTAGATGATCACTTGATGGATGCTATAAGATATGCAGCTATGGGATTAAAAGAAGATAGAGATGTCTTGATGGAGTTTTTATAAAACGAAAATAATATATAGTAGATAATACTCTTTAAAATAAAGAAAATGTCTAAGGATCCTAAATTAGAAAAGACTTCTAAAGGAAAAGCTAAAGAAGCCAAGAGTCAAATAACAGGCTTTACTGCAACTGAAGGATTAAAGTTAAATTTTGATCCATTCTTAATTTATGCTTATGCTCTTGAAGATCCAATAATAAGGGCTGCAATTAATAAGAAGGCACAAAAGGTTATGGCTGGTGGTTGGAGTATTGAACCTATGCAAGATAAACCTGATGCAGAATCTCAAGCAGAACAGTTTGAAGAGTTTACTAAAACTGCTGGCGGATCTATAGAAGAAACAGGAGAGCAGATTAATTTCGATGGAGTTCTATTTAAAATGTTATTAAGTTTAGTTACTGCTGATGAAATTTATTTAGAAGTTATAACTACACAAGGCGGAGTACCAGGAGAACTTTATGTTTTAGATTGGGAAGATATGAGAATTAAATTAGAACAAAGTAAAGAAGGTAAGTCAGGTAAGATAGAAAAATATTTACAAATACAAGGTGATAAGAAGGTTGCTGAATTTGAAGCTGATGAAATTATACATAGAAACATGTATGCTCAAGGATCAAGAAAATATGGAATGAGTTTAGTTCGTTCTATTATGAAAGCCTCTGCTGGAAGAATGTTTGCACAGGGTTTTGCTAACTCACTTTTTGTAAATCAAAAACCTAAAGGGATATGGTTCTTTGATATGGATGAACCAACTTATAAGAAAAATGTTGATATGATTAAAGAAGGAAGTAAGAAGGCATGGAATGATTTTTTAATTAGGGGAACTAAAGATCAGATAACTTATACTCCTATAGAAATGAGTTCTGAGATGGCCTATAAAGATTATATTGTAACAAACAGAATAGAAATTTTAGTTGGAATGGGTGTGCCTGCAGGAAGTGTTTTTTTACCTGGAGAATCAAGTGGGTGGGGTGCAGATGTAGAACTTGCAGAGTTCGATGAAGATATTAATTTCATTAGAACATTTATTGAAAATATTATTAATGATATGATTATAAGTAGATTTGGTTTTGATGCAATCAAATTTAGATTTAAAAGAAGTAATAAAAGAGATGAAGAAAGAGAAGCTAAGATTGTTCAAATGCTTTCTGATGTTTTAACAATTAATGAAAGAAGAGAGATGTTGGGCTTCCAAGCAATAGAAGATGGTGATGATATTATTCCTTCCATGGGTGCTGGACAATTTAAACCTGGAGAAGGTGGAGCAGATAAAGAAGAATTAGATCAAAGTCAAATGCAAGGTGTAGGTGCAGGTAGAGAAACCAAAAAGATTAAAGGTAATTATAAATTCAAAAACTATTTTAGAAAAGTGTTTAATCATAATGGGGGTTTGTTTGGTAAGTCTGTTTCACAACAACCTAAGAAAATAGATACTAAGTATGGACCACACATTAATAGGATTATAAAAGATTATGCTAACGATTTAAATTCTTTATTAATTCATTATATTGATGATCTAAAAGAAGTAGTTATTAAGATTGGTGCTAATCATTTACTTAGAAAAAAGAAACATGAAGAAATAATGAAGGTAATAGATCCTATGAGAGAGATAGAAGATATGGAAGAGATAAGGAGAACATTTATGATTAGATCTAAAGATGTTGGAAGAAAGTATGCTACTGAAAGTTATAATTATGGAATCGATGTTGCAGAAGTAGAACTAGGTATGGCCTTTTCTAAAATTGCTATTAATCAAGAAACTTTATTATTCTTAGAAAAGATGAATGTTGATTTAGTTGAGGGTGCATTTAGTGAAGTTGCACAAAGAGCTAAAACTCAGATTAGATTAGGAGTATTAGAAGGAGAAGGAATTAATGAAATTGCTAGAAGATTAGATACTATGAAAGGTAGTGTTGAACAAATTTATAAAAATAGATCTATTACTATTGCTCGTTCTGAGGTAATAAGGGCAAGTAATATGGGTAACATAGAATCTTATAAAAATTCTGGAGTTGTTAGTAAAGTACAAGTTTTAGTAGGAATGGACCCAGATGGTAAATGTAGTGCTGAATGGGGTGCTGCACCTGGGACATTAAGTAAGCCTATGAATCCAGATGATTTCCATCAAGTTCACCCCTCGTGCACGTGTGTGCCTATACCTGTAGTTGATTAAAATGCAATTAGCTAAACCTACTCATTGTCCAAAATGTAAGCTACCAGCTAAGAAAGTTAAGCTTACTGAGTATGGAGAATGGGAAATTACTTGTGTTGAATGTGGAAATATTTACATTTAAGAGTAATAAATTGTTACGTTCGTGTAACAACAACTTTAAATAATAGTTCTAATATCCATTTTTATTAAGATGCCTAATTCAATTAGTAATACGTTGGACAAAACTAAGTTCAATCTATATTTCTCTTTACAAAAATCATTCAATAAAGATATGGATGAGATTATTAAGGATGTTAAAATATCAAAAGAGATTCCAAAATTCTTAAAGGATTTGGATTTAGAAAGAGGGATTTATTCTTATGGTATTGCATCTACAGATGAAATAGATATTGAGGGAGAAAGAGTTATTATCCAAGATAATTTAATTAATGGTTTAACAAATCCACCTTATAATAAAATATTCTTATCACACGATCACGAAGCTATTGCATCTGGTGTTATTAAATTTGCAGGAAGAATACCAGAGATGGATAATGAGTTTTATATTGTTGAAAGAATAAACGAAGCACATCCAATGTTTAAAAATATTGTTGGTTCAATGGCTAATGGTAATTTAGATTCTTATTCTGTTTGTGGTAGGGCATCTGATTGGGAAATTGGAAAGGATGGTGAGAAAATAAGAAGAGTTAGTGAACTTACAGAAGTAAGTAGAACATCTTATCCTGGTAATGCAGGTGCTGGCATTCAAGGTACATTCTTTGTTAAAACAAAACAAGGCGGATATTCGATAAACAAAAATCTGGAGGTAAATCAGATGAATGATGAATTAAAATCTTTTGTAACTGAGGCTATTGAAAAAGCAATATCACCTATTTTAGAAAAGATTAATGTATTAGAAGTTTTTAAGAAAGACTTAGATGATAAAAAAGTAGAGGATGATCCTAAGGATCCTTCAGCTGAAGGCAAGGATACTGAAGGGTCTGTCAAAGATAAAGAAGAATCAGAAACACCTAAGGAGGAGTCTGAAGAACAGCCATCTGAAGAAATACAGAAGATGATAGACAAGAAGGTAGAGGAGAAATTTCAAAAAATGAATGATACTCTTAAACCAAGAAAGTCTGCTGTTAAAAAAGAAGAACCCTTTGAGAAGAGCAAGAAAGACGAAAATGTTATATTGCCATTCTTAAATTCAAGTAGAAGGGACTTGTACGATGGAGGTGCAAAATGAATTTAGATAGATTCAGACATCCAGTAGGTAGACAATACTATGATGCTATTGAAAAAGTTGCTAAGGGTGAAGTTTTAGGTGAAGAAGATAACTTCTTTGTTAAAGGACTTACATCAGGTAGTGCTAGTAGTGGTGCAGAGTTTATTCCAGAAGGTTATAGTGCAAAGATAATCTGGGAACTTTATGAAAATAATTGGGCAAGACAGTTGTTTGGTACTTGGGTTGTTACTCAAGGACTTAAAGAGAATATTCCAAAGTTTTCTACAAAGTTAGCAGAAGCTAGTGCTATTAGTAGTCCTGTTGATGCATTACCAAGTGAACTAACATCAACAACATCTATAGAAAAAGCAACTATTACTACAACTGAAGTAGAGTTGGAATTGAAAACATTTGCTATTAGATTAGAAGTCCAAAATAAGTTTATCTCTTATAATGTAAACCCACAAATAGAAAGTCTATTGAGGGAAGAAATTGCAAGAGCTATGTCTGAAATGGAAGAAGATCTGATTGTTAATGGAGATACTGAATCATCTTCTGCAAGCAATATTAACTACACCTATAATAGCAGTTCAAATATTCATGGTGTAAATACTGCAACAGGAGATAATGAACATCTATTATTGTTTGATGGTTTGAGAAAATCTGCAACAGGTACAGCAGTTACTAATGCAGGAGCAGCTTATGCAGCAGTTGATTTCACAGAAGCTATTAAGAGCTTAGGTGTATTTGCTAGACATGGTAGAGATAAAATAGTTTTATTGGTTAATCCAGATTTGTATGCTAACATGCTTACATGGGATGAAATCGAAACTATGGAAAAGTATTCCGGCAATGCAACAATAGTTACTGGGGAAGTCTTTAGAATATATGGTATAAGAGTTATCTTAACTGATAAATTACCATGTACTGAAAGGGCAACACTATCTGCAGCTTCAGGATTAAGAGAAGCAAGTGCTAATAGCTATCATGAATGGATGATGTTGTACACAGATACAGTAATATTAGGTGTGCCAAACAAACCAGATAGGACATTCAATATTAAGAAGAAAGAATGGCCAGAATATGATAGAATAGACTTAATAGCTATTGAGGACTTTGGTTTAGCAATTAAGTGGCCTACAGCTATTGTAAAAGGATATTACGGGATTTAGAATCCCATTTTTGTTTTATTTTATAATGATGAAAAATCAACGAGGTGAAATATAATGGCAGAAAAGATGATACACTTAACTTTGAAAAAAGAATCTCATGGGAACGTAAATGCTGTAATGGCACCAATTCCTAGTAGAGTACAGAGGACTAGATTCCAAAAAGGATTCATAACTTCTATACCTCAAGAGGTTTATGATAAACAAGTTAAGGGTACAGATATGGAAGCTTGGTTCGATATTATTTCTGAATCTAAGCATAAGGAAATCGATGCTAAGTTTGGTGTTAAAGCTAAGAAGGAGCTGGAAGAAAAACCACTCCATTCTGAAACACCACAAGATGTACAATCTCATGAAGTAGATCCTGTTAAGCAAAGAGTTTATGATCAGTTAGTAAGTGAAGGGGTAGATAAGGAAGAAGCTTTTACTAAGGCCTTTGGAAAGAAAGATAGTTTTTCAAGACACATTAAACTAAAAGAAGATAGTAATCTTGATGTTAATAAGGATGGCAAAGTAGATATGAGAGATGTTATTCAAGTTGCTAAAGGAGTGATGAAAAAAGAATGAGTCCAGTACCATTACAAAGCTACCCAATAGGAGGGAAGGTTTATGACCAAAACCAACAACCTATTAGTGGAGTAACTGTTTCTTTAATTAATACTACAACTCAAGAAGAATTAGGATCAGCAGATCAAGCAACAACTAATGTTAATGGGGAGTATATAGTTAATCTTGAAAATTTAAACACATATACTGATGGGGATTCTTATGAAATTTTTAGTACAAAGAATGGTTATGAAAAAGGTATTATGTCTAGGGTTACTGGAACCGTAGATCTTGATAAGGGTGGAGAAAGCGATAAGGATATGTATTTAGAAACTAAAGATTATAAGGTTATAGGCTCTGTAAGGGACTTCTTTAATCTATCAAGAAAGAAACAAACATTTATGGTTTGGGTTAATGCAAAAACTCTTTCAGGAAGTGCAGAAGTTTTAGTATCAGGTGGAGGGGGTAGAGGAAGAGGATATACTACAAGTGGTAATCCTGTTATTAATTTAGAATCATCACAAGTTGTTTATGTTGAACAAATATCTATGAAATTATCTACAGCTAGTGATAATGTTACATTAGAAATTGTTAAATGTGCTAGTGCAGATGGTGCAGGAACTGCAACTGCTGTAAGTCCAATGTATTATATTGAAACTGGTACAGTTGCTCAAGATAGACCATATACTATAAAATTTGCAAATCCGATAAGGGTAGAATATGCTGCAGATGGAGCATTATCTATTGGAATGAAAGTTAATGGAAATGATGGTAGTGCAATATTATACTCATCTATGGAAGGATATTTACTGGAGGAATAAAAGACGATGAAATTCAAAATATTTACAATGTTGGGAATACTTTTACTAGCAGGATTAGTTTTTGCTGGATCTGGAGATACAGTCGATATTCCTGATGTAACATTAGTTTATCCTACACAATTATCAACTGTAGAACCAACACAACCAGTTGGTACAACAACAGCACTTTTAAGCTTTATTTGTTCAGATGAAATCCCAAGTAATGATTTAGATTCTCATCAAGTAAATACTACATTATATTATAATGTTACTGAGAATATAAACCATACTGTCTTTAATGATACCCAAGTAAATTTAGATATGATTGAAATTGAAACTGTTGCAATAGGTAATGGTACTTCAAACACCACTACATTTACACCTATATTATTAACTGGTGAAGAATATGTGACCTGGAATTGTTTAGTATGTAATTATGATGGAAATTGTAGTTGGGCTGCAACTAATTATTCATTCATTTTAGATGTAAATCATGATGCAACAGGTGGAAGTGCATTAGTATCTTATCCAACTACTTCTTCAGTAATAAATACGGCAAGAGCAAGTACACAGATTAATTTTACAGCAACAGATGATATACATATTCAGAATGTAACTTTATATTTTAACTTCTCATCTACAGATTTATTATTAGATCATGTGTTAAATACAAATATAACATTTATAGAAAACTCAACAATAACTAATGATGGGACCACAACTGGATTTATATCCAATACTGCAAATACTACTTTAACAGGAAACTTTTCAGACTTTAATGAAGAAGGTGATGGATTCTATTATGTGCAGATAAGGACTTGTGATTATAATGGTAACTGTGAAATCTCTCAGAACATTAGTTTTGAATGGGATGCAACTGCACCACATACTACAGAAGTAAGTCTGGCACACACACCATATACTTGTAATGGATACCTCTTGAATTTTAATGTTACAGAAGCATCTGATTATGTAATTAAGTATGGTGTGAATGAAAGTAATTTAGATCAAACAATAAGTGGTTCAACATTCTCAAATGCATCTATGTCAATAAATCTGACAAATGTTAGAGAATATGGTGAGACTTATTATGTTAATATGACTATCTGTGATGAGCATAATAATTGTAATTATTCTGCAACCCTTGATGGAACAACCTATAAATCATTTACAAAAGAGGTAGGTATATGTCCAGGATGGCAAGCATACGGATTAATGAATACATCTGTTACTATGGGTGGAATTGCAGTAGCAGAAAACTCAAGAGTAATTACCACAGTGTCCTGGTGGAACGAAACAAACCAAACTTTCATTAATCATATAGCAGGATTAAGTGCTAACTCTGCGCATGAGATTAAGAGAGGAGACGGATATATGGTTTATGCAAATGATAGTGATTACTTCTTACTTGGAGCAAGCACAGTATTTAACATAACTGCTGATGCAGCCTTAGCTGGAAATGCTGGAAACTTTACAGTAAATATTTCAGGAAACTCCGGTGGAAATTGGACACACTTTGGATTGCTACAAGATTGGAAGATGTATAACATAAGTGATACATTAGATAATGAGACTTATTTCTCATACTATAATAACTCATTACAGAAATATGTAGATCACATAGAGGGATGGTTATGGAATAACCAAACTCAAATGGAAACAGGAGAAACAATCTGGGTATGGGGTAATGTTTATAATTACCAATGGTATAGGAACGAAACTCAGGTGGCTGACTAGAATGAGGTGGATAACCTTATCTATTTTATTTCTTTTATTAACAGGAATAGTCTTTGCTGCTGATACTGGCGGACCAATGCCTTATCCTATTTTTGGAATAATTACCATTGAAGGAGATAAAATTAATGCAATGGATGTAAGTGTTGAGAATCTTGATACTGGCGCGCGGGTTGTTAAGTCTGTTATGCAAGGAGAATTAGTTATGGATGGTTCTGAAATAGGTAGAGCAAGTAAAGTTAAAGTTACTTATTGTATTTCTGATTCAAGATGTGATGAGTTTTCAAATACATTTAATATTGATGGGGTTAGTTTAAATATAGGTATAGATATTGCATCTAAGCCAGGCGGATTGAGTGGACCTTATTCTGTTTATGGTCATGTGTATAAAGATGGCACATTATTAACAGATGTTGAAATTACATTAGAGAATCTTGATAAAGGATATTCTAAAGATATTGATGTTAATAAAGCAGGAGAGTATGTTTATAGTTTAGCTAATTGGGGTGTTTATGATACTGGAGATGCAATTAGAGTAAGTCATGGTCCTTATAGTGCTATTGGATATGTTAAGGGTGCAGGTCTTAATTTAGATTTAAGATATACAACAACTTCACCTGATGGCGGTGGTAATGGTGGGAGCAATAATGGTGGAGGAGGAACTACTGTGCCTGATGATATAGTTGAACCAGTTGAACCAATAGATCCTATAATTCCTATTGAACCAGATACACCACCAGACGTGCCTGACGATGTGATAGACGTGCCAGGAGAAGATATTAATGGATGGATTATACTAGGTGTAGTCTTAGGGATAA